AGAATAAGTATTTGAATCAATCAACTGTAAAAAAGAACGAAGTTGTTTGGCTCCACTTTTTTGAAAAGTGGAACAACTGCAAAAAGAACGAAGTTGTTTGGCTCCACTTTTCAAAAAAGTAGAACAACTGCAAAAAGAACGAAGTTGTTTGGATCAACCTTTAAAAAGGTTGATGTTGGATACATTTTTTTAAATATGTAATATATGACAAATAACGTGACAAATAAAAATACAAAATTAAAAAGATCTATTACATTAAAGAATAAAATACTAAAACTTAAAGATGATAAATTTAGTAGTTTTGAAGATAAATTAAACCCATATCTTACAAAAAATGATATAAAATGGAAAAAAGGATTGATAAAAATGTTTAGAACACCGTTTTCACCAACAGGGATAAAAGCAAATACAGATTTTTATACATATATTAATTATAATTGGTTACATAATACTTCAAAAGAAGCTGAAATATTAGAAGCCAAAGATAAATATTATGTTCAAATAGATAATTTTAGAGTCACTCAAGATAAAGTTTATAATGAATTAATAGATATTGTAAAAAATTATATTAAACATAATGATAATAAACTTTCAAAAGAAATAAACAATATATATAAATCAGCATTAAATGATTGTAATAAATCAACAAAATCTCACATATCAGACATAATGCGTCATTATGATGAATATACATCAGAAGGAAATTTGTGGAAATATTTAGCTCATATTAATTATAACGAAGTTATAAGTTGGGGTTGTCCTATTTATTGGTCTATGCAAAATGATGAAAGGGAATCTCACACTTATCATAATTATATATCAGCTCCAACACTTTCATTATACGATACTATGTTATATTTTGATGATATGCCTGGAGAAACACCAGAATCTAAAATTTACAGAAAAAAAGTTAAGTCGAATTATTTAAATTATATTACTAAAATTTTTAATGCTTGTTTAGGATCAAATCATAATTTAAAGGCATCTGACGTTTTTGAATGCGAAACAGAAATAATATTATCATTTGGGTGTAAAAATAATTTAAAAATAAAGGAAAATCCGGATTATTATAATCGCGTTAATAAAAAAGATGCATTAAAATATGGTTTTGATTGGGAACAATTTACACAATATTTAGGATATAAACAAACTCCAGAATTTTTTATTTGCCCTGATTTAAATTATTTAACTTGTGTATGCAAATTATTAAATGAAAATTGGAAAACTCCAAAATGGAAAAGTTATTGGATATATATTTATTTTAGACAGATTATACGATTTGATTTAAAATTAGACGAAATATATTATGATTTTAATGGTAAATTTCTTAAAGGACAACCAGCAAGATTTCCGCAAAATATTTATCCGGTTTTTATGATATCTTTTACATTTAATAGTTTTTTAACAAATGAATATGTAAAATTACATACAAACGAACAAATAATAAAATATGTTGAGGCGATGGGTAAAGATTTAATTACGGTGTATAAGAGAATAATTAATAGAAATACTTGGTTATCTCCATCTACTAAAAAAAGCGCTATTCTAAAATTAGAACACTTAACATTAGAAATAGGTCGTCCTAAAATTATGCGTAAAGACCCATTATTAAATTATTCGTCAACCGATCCTTATGGCAATATAATGAAAATATGTCAGTGGAAAACTAATAGATTTATTAATTTAGATAATAAAGCTATTATTGATATACCTTTAATTGATTGGAACCAATTTAAACTTGTTGGAACACAAGCTTATATTGTTAACGCTTTTTATACCGCCACAGAAAACAAAATATATATACCTTTGGCATATTTACAACAACCATTTATAGATTTAAATGAGAGAGGAATTGAATATAATTTGGCACATATTGGAGATACTTTAGCTCACGAAATGTCACATGCATTAGATGATAATGGTAGTAAATATGATTATAAAGGAAATTTAAATGACTGGTGGACAAAATCCGATAAAATCAAATACAAGAAAATAATAAAGGATATTGTAAAACAATACGAAACTTTTGCAGCTAGAGATGGTGTTAAATTTGATGCGGAAATTGGTGTTGGAGAAGATATGGCGGATATTAGTGGATTGGCTATTTGCGAAGAATATTTAAGAGATTTTCAAATGAAAAATAGCGATATTATTCCAATACAATCTATATCATTTCAAGCGTTTTTTATTTATTATGCTATTCAAGAAAGACAACACGTTTATAAAAAAGCATTTGAAGCACAATTAAAATCTAATCCACATCCTATGGATAAATACAGAACCAACGTTCCATTATCTCGGATGAAACTATTTAGGAGTTTGTATAATATTAAGGAGGGTGATGGGATGTGGTGGCATTCAACAAATACAATTTGGAATACGAAATGGAATTAAATTGATGATTAGTTAAAATAAATATTTAGTTAAATATTTATTTATTTAAATATTTATTTAGTAAATATTTATTTAGTTAAAACTTTATTTAGTTAAATATTTATTTAGTAAATATTTATTTAGTTAAAACTTTATTTAGTTAAATATTTATTTAGTAAATATTTATTTAGTTAAAACTTTAGAGATAATTTAGGAATAATTTTTATCAAATAAAATAAATAAAATATACGCGTATTATATATAATATGTCTCGTCATACTCGTAAACATCGTCGCGGAGGAAGATCAATGAGATCTAAAGCAAGCTCTGCTTCTAGATCCTCAAGCAAATCTGCTGCAAAGGCTCTTTCAAAGGCTATGTCACAAGGAAAGAGTGCAAGCAAAATGATGGCAAAAGCCGCTTCTGCTTCTAGCTCAAAAGCCGCAGCAAAAAGCAAAATGCAGCAAGCTGCAAAGATGGCTGCATCTGCAGCAAGCAAAGCGTCTGCAGCAGCACAACAGGCAGCGTCGGCCGCCGCAAAGGCATAAATTAATAATATTGATTTAAATATTTAATCGTATATCATTATACGATTAAATAAACCAAATATAATAACTTACAACCGATTTTAATTACGGTTACGACAAATAAATGATTGAAAATGAATATTTATTTTATAGACGAATAAATATATTTATCTCATATTTTCAAAAGACGTTTTCGTTTTATGACAGTCTACACACATAGCAACNAGATTATTAACATCATTAGACCCTCCATTTTGAAGTCGAANNACATGATCTACTTCNAACGTATGTTTTAACATATTACCACAACTTTTACATTTCCAGTTCTGATTTGACGCGACATATTTTTTTTTGGTTTCCGAAACAGATCTTTTCGTTGGTTGTCCGTTTCCTGAAAATTGTTGTGATCCCATACCTGTTCCAACAGTATCAAGAGTTTCATTTAATCCATTCATAAATGAATTATTGGAGTTACTAAAGTCAATTATTGGAGAGATAATATCCATACTATTTTTATCAATTGGTAAATATTTAATCATATCATTAGAATTCATTAATATTTTTTTAAGACGTAATGGATCACGTTTTAATAATAAATAAACAGAAAACCCCATAATACAATAAAATCCTATTTGAAAATATTTTTTATATTTGAAAATATTTTTAATAAAAACTCCATCGTTTAAAGCATTATAAATGAAAAAGGCGGTGATTGCTAAAACAAATAATTCCAACTTCATATATAATACATATTTAGAAAAGGTGTAAAAGGTTAAGTGATGATGTATATTTTATAGATTCGGTTATAGCTTTTTCAAGTAAATAAGTATAGTCTGTCTTAATATCCATATTAATTCCATTTCTATAAATAATAATATTTGGTTTATTGTTTTCATCCCAAATATAATAATTATTCCAGTAAAGAGGATAATTATTTAATATATGTAAATGATTTTTAATATTGAAGTTTATATATTCAATAATGGGATATTTGGGTAAAAAATGCAAAATATTGGACTCAATAGAAGACCATACTATATAACGATGATGAATATATCCACAATATGGTAACGATGAAATATCTACACCTTTGGTTATTTCAACTAATGGTGACGGTGTTTCAATAAATCCTCTTGGTGATACTCGACACATTTCTGTAAATATTAAATAAGGGTTTTGGATATCTTCTAGTGTATGTCGACTATATATAAAATTAAAATAATTATTATCAAATGGTATTTTATCATAATCTATATCCATTTTAATTACATTAGGTATATCTCTACAATCTACAAAATGAGTGGATAATGAAAATGGACAATTTCCTTCTCCTATTTCTAAAATATTATCAGTCATTAAATTTTTATTACAATATTCTATTAATTTATTATTTAATAAATGATTTTTATACCAAAAATAATTAATCAATTTATCATTTTGTTCTTGTTCTCCAAACAAATATTTATCTGGTAATATATTTAAATTATATTTATCAATAGAAGAATTAATCATAATATAATAGTTTAATGTAATAATTTAATATAAATAATTATTCTAAACTTGTTGTTGTTTAGANTGATGATCCGAAATAATATTTTTTAATGTCTTGACAATAAATATATGTTCCGATTTTCTTTTTTTCCTTTTTTCCGTATTACTTAAATGTTTATCACTTTCAATTATTTCGTGAGAATGGGATCGTGATTGTGAATGTGAATGAGATAAAGCTGATTCTGAAGTAGAATTTATTGAAGAAACTGATAGGTTGTGTTTATAATAATAAATTATTTTATTAAAATGTGTTAAAGTATTGGTTAAAAATTTAATAGGAATGGGCTTATCACTTGAATTTAATAAAATCATTATTAATCCTTTAAAATATTTATTAATTTTTTGAATACTATTATTTGGAAATTCGTGAATGTATTCCAAAAATGGTATATATGATAATACTAGACCCCATATATCTACATTTTTCATAAACACTTGATTAAAGTATTGAATTGTATCAAAATCCCCATCATGTGTGAATGTCATTAAAATTTCGGTAATATATTTAAAAATATAATGAAACGCGATTTCATATTTTATATGAAGTTTTGAAACATTTAAATCTATATTAGGGTGATCAAAAATAATAGAATATAATTTACTAATTGTTTTAATATGTCCTTGCCCTCTCTCATTAATCCATTCTAAAATATAATTAATTGTAAATGTATAAGTATTATTATATGTCTGTTGTTTATTATCATTTTTTAATTTATTTAAAAATATAGAATACATTTTATGAAATGTGGAATTAAATAATATATTTGAGAATGGGACATTATATTGTAAAGGTCTTCTCAATAATATGTCGGGTATAGGATTATTTGGTTTATATGTTGTTGAAAGACCCCAATCGATAATTTTTGTAGTTAAACCTGTATCTTCTTGGTTAACTAGGATATTTGACGATTTTAAGTCACAATGGAAAACTCCTAATCTGTTCATAGGAATTATACCTTTTTCTAATAAATTAATTAAACAGTTATTTAAAGATTTCATCAAATTAATATTTGTCGCGTTATTTTCAATAAATTCATCAATATCAATTCCTCCAAAAGGCATATTTAAAGCCATTAATTTATTTAAATGTTTATTAATATTATTTTCGTCAATATCCATTTTTTTAAGCGCTGAACATTTTTTATTAAAATTTTGAAGATCTGTATTAGATAATGTAGTTGGTTGACAAATTGAAAACCCTTCAATTAAAAAAAAATTTTCGTAATTGGGTATTTTTTGCAATAAAGGTTTAAATTTTGTAATTTCCTTATATTCATTTTTAGCGTGTTTAGTTTTCATTAACTTGGATACCATATTAATATTTTTATTAGTTTTATTAGTTATATTAGTTTTATTAGTTTTATTAGTTATATTTTTGCATTTTATAGCAGGATTAAAAATACAACCAAACCCACCACTAGCTATGACAGATCCACCTTTTCTCAACCTTTTAGTCAACCTTTTAGAAAAAGGTTGATCCAAAAAGCTTCGCTCTTTTAGGGTTGATATATTTATTCTATTTTTATATTTTTTTGTTCTCATATATACTCAACCTTTAAAAAGGTTGATCCAAACAACTTCGTTCTTTTTGCAGTTGATAAATTCAAATACTTATTCTTTGGTCTTCTCTCCGTAAATTCTTTTGAAGACTCTAAAATGGTTGAGAATATTATTTATAAATAATATTTTCTTCAAGAAATAAAGATCATTGAGATTTTACGGAGAGAAGACCAAAGAATAAGTATTTGAATTTATCAACTGCAAAAGAACGAAGTTGTTTGGCTCCACTTTT